GAAAAAGCAAATGCTGATAGAGCACAAGTATTAAATCAATTCAATGCTCAGCTATTAGATCAAAGACAAAGATTTAATGTAGAAAATCAAAGAGTTATTGATCAATCAAATGTTGAATGGAGAAGAACAATTAATACTGCAAATACCACAATAACAAATGCAACAAACCAATTAAATGCACAAAATCTTTTAAATTTATCTAACTATGCATTATCATCTTTATGGCAACAATGGAGAGATGAAGCAGCTTGGGTAAATAGCTCATCAGAGAATGCAGAAAATAGAGCACATAATACTGCAATAGCTGCATTAGAAAGATCTACAGAATTAGATTTAGCTGATGAAAATAAAACATCAGCGTTATATCAATTACTTGGTAAATTTGGAATTGCATTAATAACATCATAGGAGAATAAATGGCATTAGATTTAGATTTTTTTAAAAGCATTGGTAAAGGTGCAAAAGCTATAGGAACAGGTGTTGTAGATTTTTTTAGAAGACCTAGTATGGATACAGTTAAAGATATAGGTTCAGCCGTATTATCTGTTGGAAGTGCAATAAGAGATGCTGGTAGGGATTTTAGAGCAACTCCACCAACAGGTTTAGCAGATCCAAATGTAAACTTAGGACAGTTTAAAGTAAGAGGTACATCAAGATCACAAGCAGGAGTATCTAGTTTTGGTGATATAGGTGAAGCTAGTTTTTATAAATATGCACAATTACAAAACACAGTAAGATATTTATATAATCAAAAAGCAAGATATAAATCAATAGCAAAGGCTAAAGGATAATGGAATTAGATAAATTAATAGAAAAGTTTAGAGAACAACAACCAGAATCGGTAATGAGTTATGAAGAGCCTAATGTCAATAAATTTGATGCACCATTACCAGGTCAATCATTAACTGATGAACCAGGAAACTATCCTTGGGAACATCCACCAAAAACACCATCAATAGAAGAAGCTACTGATTATGTTTATGAAAGTATGATGAAGCCTGAAAATTTAGAAAGAATGTTTACATTATTAAGAATGGGCATACCTATAGAAG